CACTTGAGGGTCTTTCACATAAGCACCCTCAAACTTTTCTATCTTCTTATGATCCTTCTTTTGCGGTATCACAATATCCTTTTTGCGTAGGTGATTGTATATCATGTTGTCCCAGTAACGTACTTGACCCAGAACATCCGTAAAGTTTACCTTACCGTCATATGCCATAGTCAAGCACAACTCAATGAGCCGCATCTTGTCTTCTAGCTTATCCACAATCTCCACGTCTTGAATGTTGTATTCAATGAACGACTGATAGTCTTTCTGATACCACTCTCGAAATGTGTCAAAGGGATTGCCATCCTTCCGCTCACCCAGTTCCACAAACGCAATATGGTCCAGCGTGTATCGTTCTTGGTTTGTATATGTGAACTTGCGATACAGGTCAAAGAAGTCTAGTGCAGACACACCTTGTATATCATACACTTGCCGCTTGCGGCCCATCTGATACACTTCCTTGGCGAACACATTGTTCCAAGGTGATAACTTATTCATAAAGTCTTCACCGAATAGGTTCTTGATACGATTACAGATGTAGGGAATGTCAAAAAACTCTGTGTTCCAACCAGTCACAATGTCTGGATATATCATGCGCCATTCGTCAAGAAACTTAATGAGCAAGTCATCCTCATCTCTACACAAGCGATAGTCTACATCCTCACGGATGTTTTGAAACTCATGCAGACCCCAGACAACAATCTTCTTGCTCTGGTGGTTCTTCATCGTGATTGACAGTAGTGGTTCTGCGGCATCCGTTGGATCAGGAAAACCGTTCTCGCACTCCACCTCAATGTCAATGGTCACGATAAGGATTTGATCCTTGTCCCAAGGCACATCATCAGGATACTCATCACTGATATAGCAATAAGGATACTGTGTATTACCGAACAATATCTTTTGATTTTCTCTCTGTTCAGCCCATGCCTTCGCTTCCTTTATGGAGTCGAATTTACGAGGAAGAACATCTTGGCCATCAAGAGTCTTGTATCCTGTATGCTCATGTACTTTGTTGAATAGTGTAGGTCTGTAGTTTACCCGCTTGGATACCCGCTGACCACCCTCGACACCCCTCACCAGAAGAGAGTTGCCACGCTGAATCACATTTGTATAAAATTCCATTATATAAGTATATCACCTTTATAGTTGTCTGTCAAGTCTCTCTTTTCTTTCCAATATTGTATTTTGTCTCCAGCAACCATTCATTCTTCTCTTTGTATGTGAGGATTTTTATTTGACTTAGTGGTGCTGATTCATGAGAACTTTCACTAATTATTTGAATCAACCCCCAATCCTGTAATAGATTTGCGATTGTGTTTCTACGAGACAAATCGTTTGTCGATATGTTAGTTCTCTTTCCATCAAGGGCAAATAGCTCCTTGAAATGCACAATGTAATATCTTCCTTGTTTGTGTAGGATGTGGCAGGATTGGTATAGTTTCCTCTCTTTTCGAGAAGCAACACCAATGCGTGATAGTGTCTCTCTGACCTTTAGAAAATCGTCGGGTTCATTTAGTCCCACTTCGAGTAGTTGTTCTTGTGTCCAGCTAATTTCTTCCATCTCTTCCACCTTTTCTCATCTTTTGTTTTATGGCAGAAATTTGTTCATCATTCAGTAGGTCAAGAGCAACCTTTGCTTTCTCGTTGTTGTATCCATAGAACTCTTTAACATACTCTAGATTCTCTAATTTCGTCGCCTTCAACCACGGGGTAAATCTCTTCCTTGGCCTCAGACTATTTATCAAAAAATCAAACTGTAGTTTCTTATCTACATTTGGTAGTTGGTTGATCTCATTCACCAACATGACGGTATCAGGAAATGCACCGACACACTTGTTGACAATGAACGGAGGATACTTTCGTTCCCATTCCTCATCTTCACCGTCCATCAAAGGTTCTTTTGTCTGATTTACAGCCTTGAGATAATCCTTCAACTCATACATTAATCAATAAACCCTTCACCCCTTATCCAGTGATGAAATCTGTGACGTAATACAACCCATAGTAAACTTGTTAAACTGTCGGATTTGTACTTTCCATTTTTTACTTTTAATTCATACATTACGATTGCACTTAAATACGATTACTGATCTTAGTTCATAACATTCCCTAGTGACCGGCATGGCCATATGTGGTAGGTGTGCATCAAAGATAACAAGACTATTACCGACATAAGGAACGAGTTCTCCATCAATTAGAGTGCCACCACCCCACTCAGGTTTCCAATCCATTCGAGGATAGTAAATCATTGTAAAGTCGCCATCATCCGTATGCATCACAGGTTCAATACCATGCGTGTGAGCATTCATATAGATGCGTTTGTATGTATCAATACTATAAGTGTTTTTAAAATCATACTTGAACATTGCAGAAGTCCAGATAGGCATCACCCATTCAAAACCATTTGCAATTACTTCTGTGCTGGCCCACCGCCTGTCGGCGGCAAGACGATGCCAATGTGTACTGGGGTGTGCGTCTTTTCCCGTACCTCTAGTGTGATATTCATATTTCCAAAGAACATTTTTCATCTCAGAAGTAATCAATTCTGCAACATGATCCTCTACCACATCATCATATATTTTAATCATTTGAACTTTGTCCTTCCCATAATCTCAGTAAGACAGGCCATCATATTGATTTCCAGATCAGCAACAAACGCCGCTTTATATTGATACTCACCCAACGCCACGACAACATGAGGGATGCTACTAGGGTCAACATAGTCATATAGATTATCATAAACAGCACGAAACAACTTATCTGAATCATTATCCAGATTATCGACAACCCATTTACGAACATTGGTGAACTCCTTCTTCTTCATCATGACCATCAGTTCTTTGATATTCTTGTCACCAAGGTTTACCAGAATACCAGCATCAATCTCACCAACAACAGAATACCGTTGCAGTTCATTCAGAACCTTGCGCCAATCTGGAAAGTGAGTATTTATGAGTTCTGCAACAACCTTCTCATTGAACTTGATTTCATTCTCATTGAGAATTTGAATAGACCGATTGAAGAATTGAGTTGCAAGTTTATTCTTCTCTGCTTTAGGAATCACAAAGTCAATCACACTACAACGAGATTGCAGTGCAGGGATAATGCGGTTCTTGTAATTACAGGTTAGAATGAATCCACAGTTCTTGTGAAATTCTTCCATGAAACCACGAAGGGCTGGTTGCGTTGACTGTGGATTTAGATAGTCTGCCTCATCAAGAATGAGATACTTCTTACCACCTTCAAGTGATACAGTAGATGCAAAGTTCTTTATCTTGGTTCTGAGAACGTCAATACCTGACTCCTCTGAACCGTTGATAAACATGTAGGTAGCACCAATCTGATCCAGCATGGCACGGGCGGCAGTAGTCTTACCAACGCCCGGACCACCTGAGAAAATCAGATTGGGTAGTGTTTCCTTGTCAACAAAAGATTGCAAGGAAGTTTTTAGAGACTTAGGAAGTACGCATGACTTGATGTCCCGTGGCCGATATTCTTCGACCCACAAAAATTGTTCCATAATATAAATTCCTCAAATTAGACATTGTAAGAAGATTCGGGTTCCAATGCAATCCAATACTGCACACCAAGTTTAGTGTGGGTAAAGTGACTAATCTTTTTAGAGGACACTTCAACGTCATAGGAGCCGGGAATAAGTTTTAGGTTCTCAACCTTGAACCAGAACTTATAGTCAGCAGAAACATCACCAACATCCAGAGATGTCTCGTATGCGTTTGCAGTGCTGTTCTTCTTGTCAGTAACCATCAACTTACCACCAGCAAGTGCCATGTCGGGAACACCGATAACAGCAGCAGCCTTTGTGATTTCGTTGAGTGTATCACTAGACAGAGGGAACGTCAATTCAGTCGAGGGCATCGAAATCTCTTTAGATGGAGTCGTCACCACGGATGGATCAGAGAACCAATACTTGAGAGACTTCGATGTACCCTCTTCTGTAATAATAACAAAGTCATTACCAAACTCTAAATCGGGTTTACCGAATAGAGAGAGTGCCGATAGGAACTCATTCAAATCAT